GCTTGGGGTGGAGATGCGGGTATAAACTGGGCTTCAAAGAAGCTAAAAGAAATAGACAGAGAAATAAAACCTGTAGATTCTTTAAAGATGGCTTCAATGGAAATAAATGAAGACTATGCAATAATAAATGATAGATTGGCTTATTCTACAAAAGAAAAAGCTATGGAAATGTCAGATGACTTAGGATGTCAAGGTATACACGAACATGATTATGAAGGAAAGAAATGGTATATGCCTTGTGAAAAACATTCAGTAGAAGCAGGGAAGAATAGTAAAAGTCCTTGTTGGGATGGCTATGAACAAAAAGGTTATCAAATAATAGATGGTAAAAAAAGACCTAATTGTGTGAAGAAAAAATAATATGAGAAGAAAATACAAAAAAACACCAAGCAGAACAAGTCCTAGTTCTTCAAGAAGAGGTTGTTTATGTAAAGATGGTACCTATTCGGTAAAATGTTGTGATGGTTCTTTACAGGCTCAAGGTATAGGTAACATAAGTAGTCATACTGTCGTTGGAGATGAATATTATTATAGAGTGCAAAGGTGTGGTCATTCTATGAAAAAAGAAATTCATTTACACGGAACCCAACTTGTAGTAGGCAATGTTTATTATTTACAATTTGAAAATACAGGTCATAGTAATTGTTATACTGTTCTTAATGTTTCTGCAAGTGGAGAACATCATGTAGAATCATCTACTTTGTATGATGACTGCGATGCTTGTATAGCAGCTAACTAAAAATACAACAAAAATAAAAGCTTGAGGTTATCAAGTTATACTATTAATTTAAATCAATAATATATGAAAGCTACCGATATCGTAGACAAATTTAAGAAAATCTTACTATCTGAGACTGAAGAAAAAGTCGAAGAGATAGAAGTACAAGAAGAGGTTAAATTAGCAGAAGACGAAGTTATCGAAGAAGTGAAAGACGAAGTTTCTGAAGAAGATGTAAAAGAAGAGGAAGAAGTTAAAGAAGAGGAAATGTACGCTACTAAAGAAGAACTTTCTAAAGCGATTGCTGAAATGAAAGCTATGTATGACCAATTAATGGAATCAATGAGTAAAGAAAAATCTCCTGAAGTTCCAGAAGAGTTAAAAGAGGAAGTTGAGTTGTCCTCTCAAGAATCAGAAGCTGAGCCTATTGCTCATTCTCCTGAATCTAACGTAGAAAAAAACAATGTTCATTTGTATGGTAATAAAGGACCACAAACAATAATGGATAGAGTACTAAACAAAATTTCATAATAAACCAAAACTAAAATAATAAAAAATGGCTACTACAACTTCAATTACAAGTACTTATGCTGGAGAATTTGCTGGAAAGTATATTTCTGCTGCGTTATTATCTGGTTCTACTATCGAAAATGGTGGAATTTCAGTAAAACCTAATGTAAAATTCAAAGAGATAATCAAAAAGGTTGCAACAAGCGGTCTTATTGCTAATGCTTCTTGTGATTTTGCTGACACAGGTTCAGTTACATTAACAGAAAGAATCCTTCAACCAGAAGAGTTCCAAGTTAATGTTGAACTATGTAAAAAAGACTTCCGTTCAGACTGGGAAGCTGTACAAATGGGATATTCTACATTTGACAAATTACCTCCAAAATTTAGTGATTTCTTAATTTCTCACGTTGCTGCTAAAGTTGCTGAGAAAACTGAGCAAAACATTTGGAGTGGTGTTAATGCTAATGCTGGTGAATTTGATGGATTCTCTACTTTATTAGCTGCTGATTCTGATGTTGTAGATGTAACTGGTTCTGCAATTACTTCTGCTAACGTAATCTCTGAATTAGGTTCTATAGTAGATGCAATTCCTTCTTCTTTATACGGACAAGAAGATATGTATGTATATGTATCACAAAACATTGCTAGAGCTTACGTAAGAGCTTTAGGTGGATTTGGAGCTTCTGGATTAGGTGCTGCTGGTACAAACTCTCAAGGAACTCAATGGTGGAACAATGGTTCATTAAGCTTCGATGGTGTAAAACTATTTGTTGCAAATGGTCTTGCTGACGATACTGCTGTTGCTGCTGAAAAATCTAACCTATACTTTGGAACAGGTCTTTTATCTGACCACAACGAAGTAAAAGTTATCGATATGGGTGACTTAGATGGTTCTCAAAATGTAAGAGTAATCATGAGATTTACAAGTGGAGTACAATACGGAATCGGAGGAGATATCGTATACAGAGTAAATGCTTAATAATAATTAAATAAAGGGTGGGCTTAACCACTCACCCTTTTAATACTAACTTTAAAAAACTAATAATATGTCTTGTAATTTAACGCTATATAGAACAGAACCCTGCAAGGATAGTGTTGGTGGATTAGATAAAGTTTACTTTGTTAATTATAGTTCTTCTTTGTATTCAACAATTACTTTTGATACAACGAACACAGATGCCATAGAGTCCATTACTGGAACTCCATCTGCATACGAATATGACATTAAAGGAACTTCTTCTTTTACACAAAATATCCAAGCGAGTAGAGAAAATGGAACTACTGCTTTCGAGCAAGTTTTAGAATTGACTCTACACAAACTAACTATAGCAGACCACAAAGAGTTAAAACTCTTGTCTTTCAATAGACCTCACGTTATCATAAAAGATAACAATGGAAACTACTTCCTAGCTGGAATAGAGCATGGAATGGATGTTTCAGGAGGAACTATTGTTACAGGTGGAGCTATGGGAGATTTAAGTGGATACACTTTAACTTTAACAGGAATGGAAAAAGCTCCAGCTAATTTTATGGAGTCTGACCCTGCATCTGTTGGATTTACTGTAGTAGATTCTTAAACATAGTAAGTTCTTAAACATAGAAGATATAAAGCCCCTTAATTGGGGCTTTTTCTATATAAAACAAAATCGACACTTTTCAGTTATCTTATTATGATAAGATTACTTCCAAGCACGGCTTCACAAACAATTGAAATAATTCCTAGAAGTTATTCACCCCTATCAAGCCTTGGTTCATATATTGTAAACCTTACTATAACAGAAGATGGAACAAACAAAAGTGAAAGATTAACTAGCCTTCCTGCTTCAGTTACAAATAACGAAAATTTTGTATCTGTAACATTAGTTTCTGCTGCATTGGCTACGTTTTTAAAAGAAGGAAGTTCTTATTATTTAGAGTTTGACAAAACAGGTGCTTTATGGTATAGAGATAAAGCTTATGCAACTGCTCAAACAGACAATGAAGAAATACATACATTAAATACAAACGAATACGACCAATATGGTGAAGGGTCTGAAGACGAATATATAGTAATATAATATGGAAAATAAAAATATTAGAGTAGTTAATCTTTCTGGATATGAAATACCAGAGATAAAAGAAGTTTACGGAAAAGACTGGATTCAATATGGAGATTGCAATGATTATTTTGATGAACTTATAGATAAATACTTAGGAAGTCCAACTAATGCTAGATGTATAAATGGTATAGTTGATATGATATACGGAAGAGGTTTAGAAGCTACAGATAGCGAAATTAAGCCTGAGATGTATACTAAAATGAAAATGTTATTAAAGTCTAAGGATTTAAGAAGGGTTGTTAATGATTACAAAATGCTTGGTCAGTCTGCTGTTCAAGTAATATATAATAAACAAAAAACTTCTATAATTAAGGTTTTACATTTTCCTATGGAAACTTTAAGGGCTGAGAAAGCTAAAAAGGGTCAAATAGAAGCTTATTACTATCACCCTAAATGGTCAGAAATGGCTCCTAGTGATAAACCTAAAAGAATACCTTCTTTTGGTAATGGTTCAAAGAGAGAAGTTATAGAAATATATGTATTTAAGCCTTATAGGTCAGGATTCTATTACTATTCTCCAGTAGACTACCAATCTTGCTTACAATATGCTGAATTAGAAGAGGAAGTAAGTAATTATCATATAAATAACATTAAAAATGGTTTACAGCCATCTTTATTAGTTAATTTTAATAATGGTGTACCAAATGAAGAAACTCAAGAGTTAATTGAGCATAAAATATACGATAAGTTTAGTGGTTCTTCAAATGCAGGTAAATTTATACTTACTTTTAATGAATCAGCAGAAACTCAAGCAGATTTACAGCCTATTCATCTTCCAGATGCTCATGCTCAATATCAGTTCTTAGCTGATGAGAGTAGAGAAAAAATAATGCTTGGTCATGGTATTGTTTCTCCTATATTATTAGGTATAAAGGATAATACTGGGTTTGGTAACAATGCAGAAGAGCTTAGAACAGCTTCTATTCTTATGGATAACATTGTTATTAGACCTTTTCAGCAAGGAATCATTGAAGGATTAAATGAAATACTTTCTTTCAATAAAATATACCTTAATCTATACTTTGTAACGCTACAACCAATAGAGTTTACAGAGTTAGATAATATTTCTACTAAAGTTAAGAGAGAAGAGGAAACTGGAGAGAAATTAAGCTCACAAGAAGAAATAGACCTATCAGATGATGGTGCAGAAGACCTGTATACGCAATTAGAGAGCCTAGGAGAGGTTATCTCTAGTGAATGGGAGCTTATACATAGCGAAGCTGTAAACGATAAGAATGAGGACTTTGATTTAACTAAATTAAGCGTTTCTGAAGATGATGCTAGTCCTAATAAGCGTTCTGGACAAGATAATTCAGGATATAAAGTAAGATATGCTTATTCTCCTGTAAGAAACTCTGATAAAAGTAGGGTATTTTGTAAGAAGATGGAGGTATTAACATCTAAAGATTTAGTATTTAGAAAAGAAGATATTACTTTAATGTCTTTTAAAGGTTTAAATAGTGAATTAGGGCATAACAAAAGTAAATACAACCTTTTTAAGTTCAAAGGAGGTAAAAATTGTCACCACTTCTGGGAAAGAAGAGTATATAAAAAGAAAGTAACACCAGATACCGAAGTTGAAGCTTCAGATGCTGTACAAGACGGATTTAAGGAACCAAACAATCCTCAAGAAGTCGAAATTAGACCAGTAGATATGCCAAACAGAGGTGCTTACCCAAAAACTAAATAATTATGGCACAGAAAGCACTTTTCATAACGATAAATGACTTAAAAAGAAAATCTATAATAGATGGTAATGTAGATGCTGATAAATTAATACAATTTATAGAAGTAGCACAAGATACACATATTCAAAACTATCTAGGAGGGTTACTTTATAAGAAGCTACAAACATTAATAATTAATGACACTATTAGTGATGCTGCAAATTCAGATTATAAATCATTATTAGATGACTATATAAAACCTATGTTGGTTTGGTTTACACAAAGTTCTTACTTACCATTTGCTATGTATCAAATTAGTAATGGAGGTGTATTTAAACATAGAAGTGAAAACTCAGAGACAATATCTCTTGAAGAGATGAGAATGATGTTATCTAAAGTTACTGAAACAGCAGAATTTTATACTAGAAGATTTGTTGATTACATGGATTATAATAGCACTTTATTTCCAGAATATGTTTCTTCAACAAATGGAGAAATGTATCCAGATAAAGATGTTAACTTTAATTCTTGGGTACTTTAATGGAGTACAAAAAAATAAAAACATATAAACCTAAAGAAAGTAATGTAATTAAGCTAGATTCTTTCTTACAAAAATTAAACAAAGATGGCAAACACAATAAATTGGGGAAAAATATACTGTAGCACCGAGTTTGGTGATACGGCAAACGAGAGTACTTTACATATTGATTCACAACCAACTTGTTTTGAATAATGGCTACTCTTTCAGGAAATAAAATAAAAAATACCTATCAGGCTCTTGTTAAGTTCTCTGACAATGGTAATATAACAACCTCAGCTAAACAGTTAACTGATGGTTTTGGTAATAACTCTCCTATGTGGGTTTCTACAACTCAAGTAGGTATAGGAGTTACTCCAGAAGCAGGATTAAATCTGCACGTTTACGGAGATGCAAAAATAGGAAGCAATTTAACTGTAATAGGAAATCTAGTAGTTGAAGGAAGTACAACAACTGTAGGAACTGATACATTAACAGTAAAAGACCCATTAATCGTACTAGCTAACAATAACACTTCAACAGACGCAGTAGATATAGGTTTTTACGGCAAATACGCACCTGCAGGTACCACACTATACTCTGGGCTGTTTAGAGAAGCTCTAACAGGCAAATACAGGTTATTTAAAGGATTACAAATAGAACCAACAACTACTGTAAGTGTATCAGGTACAGGATATGATAAAGCAGATTTAGTTATAGGTAATATAGAAACAAATGGAGTGGTAGAAGATTCTTCATTATTTACTTTTAGTAAAGATGTTATAATTAATAAAGCAGGAACTACTAAATTAACGATAGACAATGTAACGCAAAACAAGTCAATAGAGCTAGAATGTACGTCTTTAAATAATGTGCTTAATGCTGAGGGAGACATGATATTTTCATCTGGTAGCCCTATATTTAAATATACTAGTAGCAGTTTTGAAGTTTTAAATGTTGATTCAACTTTTGGAGGAGATATAACAGTAAGCACAGGTACAGAAGGAGGTGCTATTTTTCTTGGTAGTTCTGGAAGTATATTTAGTGAAGAAGGTATTACTTTTAAAGATACTGATACTACAATTCAAAACGTAGTTGCAGGAGGTGACATTGTATTTAAAACAAAAACTGGTGCAGGAAGTGAAAACACACATCTTACTTTGTTTGAAAATAACACTTCTACTTTTGGAGGTCAGGTTACCATTCCTTTAACTCCGAGTGCAAATACAGATGCAGCATCAAAAGGGTATGTAGATGCTAATATTACTGCTCAGGATTTAGATTTTAGTGGCGATAGTGGTACAGGTTCAGTTGATTTAGATTCACAAACATTTGCCTTAGTAGGAACTGCTAATGAAATAGAAACATCAGCAGGTAATCAACAATTACAAATAGGGTTACCAACAAACGTAACTATTGGAGGTGCAATGACAGTTGGTGATGATGTTATTGTATCAGGTAATATAACGCTAGTAGATAAAACTACTAGTGAAGTAGGAAGCATATTACTTGGAGATGGAAATGATTTACAAATATTTCACGATGGTTCTAATTCTTTTGTTTCAGATAGTGGTGCAGGTGATTTAATATTAAGAAGTAACTCAACAGCAATTATTAAAAGTGACACTACAAAGATTCAAGCGTTTGGTTCTTCTACTGATTTTGTAACAATTTCTAGTACTGGTTCAACCTTTGCAGGAGATGTAGATGTAAATGGAAATTTAGATGTTACAAGTACTGCTTCAGATGCTGTATTTTTAAGAAGTTCACAAGCTACAACTACAAACGTATATATAACAAACACAAATGCTACTTTAAATAATACTGCTAACTTATATTTTGCACCCGCTAATAATATAGCTGGTTCTTACATAAAATCAACAGCAATAGAAGATTTTTCAAGTTCAGCAAATAGAACAGCAGATTTAAGGTTTGCTGTTAGAAAGGATGGTACATTTAATGAAGCCGTTATTATAGACAGTTCAGGAAACTCAACCTTTGCAGGAAATGTATCAGTTATAAAAAGTGATGCTTCTACTGTTGATGCTATAATAAGAAATACACACGCTACAGGAATAGCAAGATTGATAGTGCAATCAAATACAACTGACCAAAATGCTCAATTAGTTTCAGATGACAATAATGCTTATGCTTGGGTAGGTAGTTCAACTGGTGGAACAAATAGAGTTGTGTTTAAACAAGATACAAATGCTTATTATGAAGGTGGAAATTTTGGAATAGGAACTGATTCGCCTGCCGAAAAACTACATATTGTAGGCGATGGTGATAGAATTGAAATATCAAGCGCTGATTATGATTTAGTTAAAATTGGAGCTTTTGGAACAGGCGGCGCTGATATAGATAATGGATTTTTTAATCTATTAACAAATGGTTCTGAAAAAATAAGATTATTAGCAAATGGCGCTTCATATTTTAATGGAGGAGATGTGGGAATTGGAACTGATTCGCCTGTAAATGGCAAATTAGAAGTTCAGCAAACTGCAACAACTGCAGGATTATGGGTACAAACTGGAGGAACAACAAGTTCTTATACGATAGCAGATTTTAGAACAGGAACTAATCTTTCTGCACTTGCAATAAAAGGAGATGGAAGCTCAACTTTTGCAG